AGGCTCGAACTGCTTGAGAGCTTTCCTAAGAGCGAGAGCGCCCTTGAGCTCTGTTGGCATTGTCGCGCTCCTTTGCTAAGTCCTTTAATACTTCTACGTGTGCCTTGAAAGCCATCGGTGACAGATTGACTATCGACTCGAACGGAACCCCGTATTCATACGACAACCTTGCAGCCGTGTATGTCACGGAGTTCCGATCTAGTCTAAAGGGTCAGAGTCTAGGACTTCGACCGCCTTTAGTGTTTCTAAGAAACCTTCGCCAAAAGGCTTAACAGTTTCTCCTGAGCGACGGATTGATTCCCAGCAGAGCCAGTAAATATCTGACTGCTTCTGATCCTCTAGTAAGGCTTTGTGAAAGCCCTTTTTGGCATATTGCTCGAAGGCGTATTCAATCAGCGGAGTAATCTCGTACTCTGTAACTGAATTGTCTGCCCTTGTTACCTTTAGCTTTGCCATTCTTTTGCCCCTTTATTTAGATTATGAAGATGTTACTGCAATTGTACCTGAAACATTCCAAGTTACTGACTGTGTTGATAGATCGCCAACTGCGCCGTTGATAGGTGTGATGTTGTTGACCAAGCATGTCATTGTGTAAAGTGGATTGCTCGCTGATGTAGCGGCTGATGTCTGCTTAACTGTAACTGTGGTGTTAGTTCCCCATGTTGAGTTAAGTGTCTGGAGTGTCTTTGATGTTGCCTCATCATTGAAGAAATCGATTGTGATGCTAGAAGCCTCAAGACCCTTGATGAACTTGTGACCTGAATCGCCCATCGCAGTAACTTCAAGCTCATCGAATGAGCGGTTGATTGTTACAGATGAAACGAGTGTTGAGAGGTCTACCGCGTTGACAGTTAGAACCACTCCGTTGCTTAGATATACTGACACGGCTTATTCCTCTTCCTTCTTAGTTGTTGGTTTTGGTGCTGGTGTTGCTGGTGGGAGCTGACCAATCTTCTCGAGGAAGGCTGCTTGCTCCTTTGTCCATTCTGCTAGATTGTCCATCTTAGCTCCATTCCGTAAGTGTGCTGATTGCAATATCGCAAGTCAGCAAATCTCCAGAAGCGATAGATAGAACGCTCGGTGCGCTCACGCTTCCTACATTGAACACGATGCTAGAAGCATCTAATAACTGAAAGACTCGAACTATGTCGTTCTCGATGCCTAGAAGGTTTCCCTCATTGTCAAGCATTGGAACCATTATAGTAATAATGAAGTTAGCCAACGGAGCAACAGATGTACGATCATTGTTGGTTGGTGTGATGTATTCGCTGGCTGGAGTGATAATAACCGAGTTAGCAATAGGCGTAGCTGGTGGGTAACTAAATACCTGATAAAGTGAATTGTCTAGAAGCGCTGACTTGATAGAAGCGCGTAGGGTTGAGATTGCTGCCATTAGCCGACCATAGATCGTGGGTCTAGGTAAGGCGCTAGTAAGCCTCTTACGCGAGCAATAAGCTGAGAGCTCATGGCATACATGTTGCCAACTGAGCCGTCTGGGTTCATGCCGTTGCCTGTGTTGGTCTGACGGCTAGTCCAGATAGAAATAGCAACCATAAGAGAAGCTTCTTGAATAGCTGGAACTGTTGATGGATCAAGATAAGTTTCACCAGCGACTATGCCAAAAGGATTGATTGGGTGGAAAGGTGTTGGCACATTGTTATTACCAGTAATTGCATAGGTGATTGACTTCTCGCCTACTTCGGTAATTGTCTTATTGCCGTTGTGCTTAGAACCTGAACCGCTGATTACTACGCTTTCGCCAACATAAAAAGTGTCAGTAACATCAAAATCAAAATATGATGTGCCAGTTGTAGCAGTATTGCTATGCCCGATGATTGAATTAGTGTTAGCCCATATGAAAGGTAATAGGACATTATCAGCGGCATCACACACGCTTTGGAGCGTTGCATCCGCATAGAGAGTGCCAACGCCAAGGGCTGAGCGAAGCTCGGCTACTGTTGTTAAAGCCATATCTCTATCCTTTCATAAGACCAGCGGGAGCCAAAGGGCATGACCCCCGCTGGTGTTCTAATGGGTGTTGCTATTATGTAAGGTTGAACTTACGAACGCCCTTACCTGACTTAGCAAGGTAGATAGCAAGGTAACCGTAAAGGTTGATTTCAATCTCGCCTGATGTAAGAACATTGACGCGAAGCTGAGTTGTTGGTGACTCCCAGACATACACGGAGCTTGGAGCTACGAGGAACGCTGAGTTATCGATTACGCCAGAAGCAGCGATGTTGTGATCCACAATGAGGTCAGTTCCAAGAACATTTCCAACTACTGCAGTTGAGCGAGCTGCTCCTGCTGCGTTCTGTGTTGGTCCTTGTGCTGAGTAGAGTGGGCGACCTGTTGTGTCTGCGTAGCCTGTGATAGCTGCCCATTGGTCTGTGCTTGCAACGAGCTTGTTGGCGAAGTCGCCACCAGTTCCCTTGTAAGCTGCTGCGCCTTCTACAGAGATGAAGCTCTGGAGTCCTGCTGCAGTTGCCGCAGTTGTTGCTGCAGTTGTACCGCTAGCAATGAAAGCGTTAAGGAGAGCAGTATCTGTTGCCTTCTCATAAGCCTTGCGAAGCTCTGCCATCATGAGTTCCATGAAAGCTGGTGATGAGCGATCTACAAGCTCGAATGAAACGCGCTGCAAACCTGAGAACTTGTTGATGTCAACTGTGTCATACGCAGATGTCATGCCTGTTTCTGATGGAGCTGCACCTTCGTTTGTATCTGCAACTGTTGGAGCTACATCTGGAGTTGATGCATTGGTATAAAGGCGGGGCACAGTAAAGCTCATCCCGTTGTCAATTAGAGCTTGACGAGTTGAGGCTTCAAAAGCTGGTCGGCCTGTGAAGGTATCTGTGATGAATGTGTTGAGGTGTTGTGGGAGTGTTAGTCCTGTGTTTGTTGATGTTGAATCATCAGCTGCACGAACTGTACGGCGGGCTTCATCATCGCCAAGTGCTGACTTGATTGATGCCTCTAGGTACTGTGCTGATGTGATTGGAGCTGTGCGCTCTTTGACATAGTGTGATGCCGCAACTGTTGGGCGAGCCGCTTCTACTGCTGCTGCTTCAACTGCTGGAGCTTCAACCTGAGTGGTTTCTTCCACTTTTGGCTCGCTTTCTGGTTGGGTTTCCTCAGCAGGAAGAACTTCTTCTGCTGCAATCTCTAGCACCTGAGCTGACTTAAAAGCTGGCTCTGTTACTAGGGAAACTTCTTTTAACTTAGCCGATGATACGACTGTGTGACCATCGCGTGATGGCTTAGATGCAATAATCTCTGCACCGATTGAGAGTCCTGATACGAGTCCTTCTTGTGCCATGACTAGGGCATCATTACCGCCTGATGATCGTGAAAGCTTGAAGGTTGCATAGATGCCATCGGCACGAACCTCAGCTGCAGTCATGCGACCTACTGGTTTCTTCATGTCGTGCTGGGATAGAAGGCGAATCTTTGATACATCAGCAATGTCGATAGAGCCAGCTTCAAAGACAACTCCACCAAGATTGGTGTTGCCAATCTCGCCTGTACCCATTGGCACGATTTTGCCTGAGATTTCACGGCGTTCTTCTGAGCATTCAATAGATGCTGCTTCGATGTATAGGGTTTCCATTAGATTCCTTCGCTTCCGTTAGGAGATAGGTCGGTCATTTCCATAGCTTGCTCTGGAGTAACTAGCCCTAAAGTTAATAGCTTCTCAATTACTTGGAGTTCAACGAGTGGGTCGTTCTTGAGGAATGTATCAAAGACTGCAAAGCGAACCTCATGCCCAGCGGTTGATATGTCATTCATAGATAGACGGCTCTGAATTGCTTGGATGTAAGGCTCAATAGATAGCGCATAGAACTGCTTGCGCTCATCCTGCACATTGGCATAAGTCATAGTCGTATTCTGATCTGCAGACAAGTAGTAAGCAGGTACATTCATAGCTCTAGCAATCTGAGTGCTGAGATTCTGAACTGAGTCGTTATACATCATGTCTTTAGGGCTAAAAGTTACTGGCTGATAATCAAGAGTAGATGTCAGGTAAGCGGTAGAATTATTTTGACGGCTACGCTTCCAAGCAGCAAGTAATCCCTGAACTTCATTAGCTGGTAAGTCAGCTCCAGAGTTCTTGATAAATCCTGCTGGTTGTGGCTGGGCTGAATTGATGCCAGCTGCACGATCTACATCGATTGCGGCTTGGATAGTTCCAGAAGCTCGCTCTAGAACGCCCTCATCAAAGCCCTGAATAGTCACAATGTCGTTCATGTCAATAGGTGCTGCATCGATGTAATACTGAGTGACCATGATGCCCTCAAGGTCGGTTGTAAATGTAACGCGTGGGTTAGCAATCCACTCAAAGGCTGCAGGGCGACCATCTTCTGCATAACGCTCTGTGACACGGAGATAGGCAACGCCATAGAACAGAAGCGAATCAACGCACCAAGTTAGAGTTACGAATGATGGCTGGTTCTTCGCAAGTTGTGTGATCCAACGCGGTGGTGCAATTACTTCGCCTGTTGACTTGTTGTAATACTCAAGCGGGATAGATGCAACGGTTCCGCAGATTAAGTTACGAGCTCTGGCAACTGACGGAACGCTCATAGCGCTCTTGCGAGAGATGCGTGGGATGATGTAATTGTAAAGTGAGGGTATGTTGTCGCCCATGATTTGTGGAGCGGCTTGTGCTTCGACAATAAGTGGCTTACGCGAGAAGATACCCATAGGGCATAATT